TTGCTAAATAAAAAGCGCATAATAAAACATGTGCATAAGGCATATAAAACATTTTAGGCATAACATAGGAGGCATTTAAAATGGCAACTCTCGCAGAAATCCGTGCTAAACTTCAAGAAGCACAAACAAAATCTTCAGGAAACTCCACCGGCGGTGGCGACAACGCAATTTATCCACATTGGAACATGCCAGAAGGCAAAGAAGCAGTAATTCGTTTCTTACCCGACGGCAATTCAGCAAACACATTCTTCTGGGTAGAACGTGCAATGATCAAATTACCTTTCGCAGGTATCAAAGGCGAAACTGACAGCCGTCCAGTTCAAGTGCAAGTCCCTTGCGTTGAAATGTACAATGATGGTACAGTTTGTCCAATCCTCAGCGAAGTGCGTGGTTGGTTTAAAGACAAAGCACTAGAAGAAATGGGTCGTAAGTATTGGAAGAAACGTAGTTACATTTTCCAAGGATTTATTGTGGAAGATCCGTTGAAAGAAGATACAACACCAGATAATCCTATTCGTAGATTTATCATTGGTCCTCAAATCTATCAAATCATCCGTAGTGCATTGATGGATCCTGAGTTGGAAGAATTGCCAACAGACTTCATGCGTGGCGTAGACTTCCGTATCGCTAAAACAAGCAAAGGTGGCTTTGCTGACTATTCTACATCAAAGTGGAGCCGTCGTGAACGTGCTATTGCTGATGCAGACAAGGCAGCTATTGAAGCTCACGGTTTGTTTAACCTAAGCGATTTCCTACCTAAGAAGCCAACTGATGTTGAGCTCAAGGTAATGAAAGAAATGTTTGAAGCGTCAGTAGACGGTGAAGCATATGACATGGATCGTTGGGGTCAATACTTTAAGCCAGCTGGTATGGGCCAGGCTACAGGTGATCCTAATAAAGCCACAAGTCGTGCAGCCGCTCCTACACCTGCTCCTGCCCCAGCAGTAGATGAGGAAGATGCTCCGTTTGATACAGCACCAGTGGCTCAGGCCGCCCCGGCTGCTGCTCCTGCAGGTGACGCAGGTGCTAGTCGTGCCCAAGATATCTTGGCTATGATTCGCAATCGTAACAAACAGTAAACGCCAATAGAGTACGAGCCCTTGCTCGTACTCTCTTTCATTGTAGGAGAATAATAATGGCAAGAACACAAAAAATTAATGAGAACTTCTCTTTGAGTTTTAACAGCAGAGAAGATCAAACCGGCGACACAGTAGCAGATATTGATGTTAGATTTGACAACCCCAAGGATGATTCTGTTATAATTAACAGACTAAACACTTGGCTTATAGCAATTGGTCGTACTGACATTGTTGTAAGTCCAAAGAAACTACCAAAGGGTGAATAATGGCAAAAGCATTTGATATTAGTAAATTTAGAAAGTCAATCACTAAGAGCATCGAAGGACTTAGTATTGGCTTTAACGATCCTACAGACTGGGTTTCAACAAATAACTTTGCATTGAACTATCTTATCAGCGGAGACTTTAAGAAAGGTATCCCACTAGGCAAGGTAACAGTATTTGCAGGTGAGAGCGGTGCAGGTAAATCGTTTATCTGTTCAGGCAATCTAGTAGCCAATGCACAGAAGGCAGGTATTTTTCCAATCTTAATTGACACAGAAAATGCACTTGACGAAGCATGGTTACACGCACTCGACGTTGATACAAATCCAGACAAGTTATTAAAACTTAACATGGCTATGATTGATGATGTAGCAAAGACTATTACAGAATTTGTTGCAGAATATAAAACAATGCCTGAAGACGAGCGTCCTAAAGTATTATTCATCATTGACAGTTTAGGTATGTTGTTAACTCCGACAGACGTTAATCAATTCCAAGCAGGCGATTTAAAAGGTGACATGGGTCGTAAGCCTAAGGCACTAACAGCACTTGTTCGTAACTGTGTAAACATGTTTGGTTCATTAGGTATCGGCTTAGTCGCCACTAATCACACATACGCTAGTCAGGATATGTTTGATCCAGATGACAAGATCTCAGGTGGTCAAGGCTTTATCTATGCAAGTTCAATTGTAGTAGCAATGCGTAAATTGAAACTTAAAGAAGATGAAGATGGTAACAAAGTTTCAGAAGTCAATGGTATTCGTGCCGCTTGTAAGATTATGAAAACACGTTATGCTAAACCGTTTGAAAGTGTGCAGGTCAAGATTCCTTATGAGACAGGTATGAATCCGTATAGCGGACTAGTCGACCTGGCTGAAGCTAAAGGGTTGCTCAAGAAGGAAGGAAACAGTCTTGTCTACACATCAGCAGATGGTGAAGTCATCAAGCAATTCCGCAAGGCTTGGGAAAAGAATGAGAAGAATGGTCTTGATATCATGATGGACGATATTTCTAAACACGGTGAAAAATCCACTTCTGAGATAACTACTACAGTTGAATCAGACTTGGAGGTCACTGAATGAAAGAAGACTTAATCGCAGACATTTGGACATTGGTTATAGAGCACGTTCCAGAAAAGCATCGCAAAGATTTGGCCGCAGACTTTGTTAATACATTATTAGATTATGGTATTAAAGAAACTGTATTAAAAGACCTAATCGGAGTAGATGGATATCTAGATGATGCGATTGATTATGCCATTGATGGTGAAGAGCTCGAAGAAGAAGATGACTATTACGAAGATGAGGAATAAATGAATTGGTATGACAAGGTTAGTAAAGATATTTCTCACATACCAGATGCCGTGGCATATTATGAAGCTGAATTAATTGCGGCTAAGAATGATGTTCGCATAGCGGGAAACCTTGAAAGAGCCGCTGCTAATATGCCTGGCATAGTTGAGAATCGTTTTAACCAACTTCAAGAAATTGAAGGAATCTTAGAATACCTTAACATTGAACTCCGTAGGCTTCGTAGTCAACACTTTCGTAAATATTTAGAAAACTACCAAAGGTCTTTGTCTTCTAGAGACTGTGAAAAGTTTGTAGAAGGCGAGGCCGATGTAGTTGACTTTGAAAAAATTATTAACGACTTTGCACTACTCCGCAATAAATGGCTAGGCATTATCAAAGCACTTGACATTAAACAATGGCAGGTATCTAATATTGTCAAACTACGTACAGCAGGTCTTGAAGACGCCACTCTTTAAATAAGTTAAAATGCGGATAACTAAATATCCGTATGAAACGCATTGTATTAATCACAGGGGGTTTCGACCCCCTTCATTCTGGGCATATTGCCTATCTTAATTCAGCCAGAGAACTTGGCGATTTGTTAATCGTTGGAGTTAATTCTGATGAATGGTTGCGTAGAAAGAAAGGGCAAGAATTTATGCCCTGGGAAGAACGTGCAACTATCATTTCAGCACTTCATAATGTTGACAGAGTTATTAACTTTGACGACAGCGATAATAGCGCCAAGGATGCTATTAAAAAAGTAAGAGCAATATACCCAAACGCTCAAATTATATTCGCTAACGGCGGGGATAGAACTAAAACTAATATTCCAGAAATGGATGTATTAGAAGAGATGTTACATGTTGAGTTTGTATTTGGTGTAGGTGGCGAAAATAAAATGAATTCAAGCAGTTGGATTCTACAAGAATGGAAATCACCTAAAACACAACGACCTTGGGGATACTATCGTGTGTTGCATGAAGATGGTCCTCATGTAAAAGTAAAAGAACTCACCGTTGATCCGGGTAAAAGTTTATCAATGCAACGGCACGAACATCGTTTTGAACATTGGTTTGTGACTGAAGGAACTGCAACAGTTAATACTCTTGATGCAGATGAAAATGTTGTGATGAAAAACTTTGTGATGAAAAACATGCAGACCTACATAGGTCATAAAGAGTGGCATCAACTAGTTAACAAAAGCAATACACCGTTGAAAGTTATTGAAATTCAATTTGGTGAAAAATGTGTTGAAGAGGATATCGAACGTAAATGACTAACTGGGTGTTTTTAAGCAAAGACGGCGAAGATGAATATATCAATAAACTTGCTAAAGGTTGTAACAGTCCTGTAGTTTCAACAGAAGATTTTGTCTACGAAGATTCTGAAGATCCAATTATTTTAAGAGGCATTTTAAAACATAAAATAATGAAACGCTGTTGGGATGAAGGCCGAACTTTCTACTATATGGATACAGGTTATTTTGGTAACGAAGTTGGAATATCAAACCCCAATGGTTGGAAATACTGGCACCGTATTGTAAAAAATAATCTACAACACGACGAAATTATACCTCGCCCTGGAGATAGGTGGCAACAATTTAATAAAAAATTAGATCCTTGGAAAAAGGGCGGCCGAAAAATATTACTAGCACTTCCTGACGAAAAACCCTGTAAGTTTTACAATATTGATCTAGAACGATGGACTGCTGAAACTATAGAAACAATTAAAAAATATACAGACAGACCCATAGAAATACGTGCTAGGGCTAAATTAAGAACAGACAGAACAATCAGTAATACACTAAAACAAGCATTAGATAATGATGTATTTGCCTTGGTTACATTTAATTCTAATGCGGCAACAGAAGCCGTAATGTACGGATTTCCAGCATTTACACTAGCACCGTGTAGTGCAGCCAAACCTGTAACTTCTCAAGATCTTACCCAAATTGAAAACCCTTATTATCCAGATCAGGATAAAATATATGCATGGGCCTGCCATTTAGCCTATGGCCAATTCCATGTTGACGAACTAGTTTCTGGCCGAGCCAAATCTATGTTAGAAGAAATTTAAAGAGAACACTATGAAAATTTTTGTCGGTTACGATTCTAGAGAACAGATCGCATATGACGTATGCGAATACAGTATTTTAAAACATAATAACAATGTACAGGTGATTCCTTTAAAGCAAGATGAGCTACGGGCGCAGAACTTATATTGGAGAGATGTAGATCCGTTATCAAGCACAGAATTCACTTTTACTAGATTTTTAGTTCCACACTTATGTGATTACGAGGGGTGGGCAATCTTTGTTGATTGTGACTTTTTGTTTGAATGTAATATAGACGAAATAGTTGCTCATGCTGATGATAGGTATGCTGTAATGGTTGTTAAACACGATTACACACCTCCCGAAGGTGACAAAATGGATGGAAAACGACAACTACCTTATCCAAGAAAAAATTGGAGCTCGATGATTTTATGGAATTGTGCGCACCCTAACAATAAAAAACTTACTCCTGATTTAGTTAATACTGAAACCGGTCAGTTCCTACATAGATTCACTTGGTTGAAAGATGAAATGATTGGCGAATTAAGTCATGTTTATAATTGGTTGGTAAATCATTATCATGAGCCTGAAGATGGAAAGCCTAAAGCAATACACTATACAGAAGGCGGTCCTTGGTTTGATAATTACAAACATTGCGAATACGGCTATCATTGGGAAAAAGCAAGATTAGAATTAGCCGATCAAAAAGTATCTTTACCACCTCCTGGACCGTTTGATAATATACCTCCTAGTATCAAACAAATTTTTAAAGATATCTTAAAGTATAGAGTTGACCCTAACGGAGAAATATACCAGGCTAAATTTGATAACATAGTTGAGGAAATAAAAATGCTAGATAACAACAATGCAGTGGCCGTTGACGGCGGGCGAGACCCTAATGACGGCAAAGGTGTGGGTTGGGATCCTTATATGGAATCTTTTATTCTAGGTTGCGGCGGTCAAATCACAAA